GACCAGCAGCTGCGCGAACTCCTCGGCCCGCTGGCCCAGCTGCTCGTTGCTCGTGATGATGGCGTCGAGAACGCTATGCATTGTCAATGGGTGCGGAGGCTTTTGATCTTGGCGCGGCGATCCGTCACGCTCGCGAAGAGCGCGGTCAGCTTGTTCTCAGCGTCGGCCTTCTCGGCGAGCATCTTGCGCGCATCGGAGAGCGAGACGACTGGAGCGGGAGGAGGCGGTGCCACGACTGGCTTCGGTTGAAATCCGAAAGGCTTCAGCGCCTGCTCGATCTGCGCCTCCGTCTTCGCGTTCTGCCCGAGCTTCTCACGCACGGCGGCGAGCTTGGTTGCCTTGTCGGCCAGCTTCTCGAGCGGCCGCTTGGCGCGATTGCGCCCAGCTTCGAGCGCAGCGGCGACGCTCGTCGGCCGGCTCATCTCCTCGCGCTTTAGCGCGTCGGATTTCGCGCGGGCCCAGCTGGCTCCGGCGTCACCGCCCCAGAGCGCCCACGCGATCCGGCCGGCGGAGGGATAGCCGTCCTCGCCAGGGGAGAAGCCCGTGCCCTGCTTGTCGACCTCGTGTCGCGCGAAATACGAGACCATCCGGCGCACCGTGTCAGGCGAGAGGCTGGCCTTGTTGCTGATGTCGCGCGCACGAGCGACGCCAACGGCCGTTCCTCCGCGGTTGAACTTCTCGCGCCACTCAAGGCCGCGCTTGGCCTCGGCCGCCATCGCATCGGTCGGCGTGAGATCGACGCTGGCGAACCGGGCGAGCTCGGCCGGCGATGCAGGCTGGTCTGGCGTTTCATCCTCGGGCGCAGCGCTGGATTCCGCCTGCGCCTCCGCGGCAGCGCTCGCGACGTTGTCGCCCGTAGCGGCAGCAGCGGCCGGCGTGCTGGGCAGCGAATTGGTCACAAGCCGAATCGCCGTCTCGGGGATCTCGTAGCGCTCGGAGAGCTCCTTGACGTAGCTCGCCTCCGCTGCGATCTGCTCAAGCCGCGTGAATGCGTCGGTGCCCTGCTCGGCCGCGATCTCTTGCAGAGACTTCGCGCCCTGCCGGTTCTCGTTCAGATTCGCCGCGGACTCGCGACCGACGTCGATCGTGAGCTTGGGCGGGAAGCGCCACTCGCCGCGGGTCGCGCGCTTCAACGCTTGCACCGGCGTCTCGCCGGCGCGAGCCGGAGGAGCTGGGATCTCGCCGCGGGCGATGGCATCGAGGATGACCGCGTTCTTGATCGGATCCAAGACCTTGTCGACGAGGACGCCCTGGTGCCGAGCGAATACGCGGTCGGCCGCGGCGAACTCCGCGCGCACGCTGGGGCCGGCGTAATCCTGCGTTCCGAACAGGACGCCCTTCGGGATGCCGACGGCGATGGAGAGCTCGTGCATCAGATGCGCGATGAATCCCGTGAAGGCGGTGCTCGGCCGCGCCGGCATCGTCTCAACGCGGTCAGCCTGGCCGAGATACTTAATCATCCCGACCTCGGAGAGCTCGTTCTTCTGCTGCTGGCCGCTAGGCAGCACCGCGCTAGGCGTCGGCGTGAATAGGTTGCGCGCGTTGGCCGTGCCGCGATCGGTGAAGACCAGCGCCGCCTGCTGCGAGGCGAAGCGCACGCCTGCCTTCTCGGCCTGGAGGATCTCGTGCAGCATCCGCGCCGTCTGGATCGCCGCGTGAAAGTCGGTGACTCCGCGGTACTGATCGACGCGGAACGGATCGTAATAATGACAGAAGTTCCCGGCCGGCACGTCCTCCGCGCCGAAGTAGACGCCCTCGCGCGTCACGCGGTAAATCCGATACGCGACCGGCACGCCGAACTCGTTTGTGATGACGCCCTCGAAGTAGTTCTCCGAGTCGAGGCCCATCTCGTTCGGATTGCCGATGCGGGTCGCCGGCACCAGCTGGAGCTTCAGCCCATCGCCCACGCGGCGAATCACGAAGCCGCAGTCGCCGTCGACCGGCCGGTTCTCCGCGGCAAGCTGCACGAGCTTCCGGAATGAGTTGCGGCCCGTCGCGTCGGCCTGTTTGCACCACGAGTGGAACCACTCGTTGACCGTGGCGTTGTAGTCGCGGTCGCCAGTCGCGGGCGAGTACTCGGTCGGCGTCAGGTAATTGCCGAATTTGCGCGAGACCTCCTTCACCTCCGGACAATTCTCGACCAAGTTCCGCGCCTCCCACATCATCACCACGCGCTCGCGCACCGTCTGCGAGGACTCGCTCGGCTGGCCGTACTGCATCGGCGCGTAGAGCCGGTTCGTCTGCGCGGCGTTGTAGCTGAACAGCGCGGTCTCGACGCGAGCCTGGAGCCGGCGCAGCGCGGCCTGCGGCGCGATGGTCTCGAGCGCCTTCTCGAACCACGGCCGGTTGCGGATGACTTGGGTCGCGTCGAAGGTCTGCATAATCAGTTGCCCGTGAAGCTGACGAACGTCGTGTCGGTCGTGTCGCCGTTCTGGTACTCGATTGCTGAGACGATGTCGCCCAGCATCTTGTTTAGCGTGTTAAGATCGGCGCGCGTCACGCTCTTGCCGTTGAGCGAGTAACTCGTGTTGAGCAGGCAAGCCTGGATCGCGTCGAGCACCTTCGTCTTGAGCGTGTTCAGCGTCGCAACGTCAATGTCGAGGAAGGGATTGTCGGCCGCCATAAAAGAGCGGCAGCCGTCAAAAGGTTTTTTGACGCTTCGCGCTGGCTTCGATTTGACGACAAAAAAGCCGCCCCACTATGGGAGCGGCTTGGTCTGCTTCGGCGGTCGCCCGCCTCGTCTGCCGTTGCGCCTCGCGGCGGCGGCCTTCGCCTCGGATCGGATCCGCCCGCCGAGGCGGCCTAGCGCGACCGCGGCGGGGTTCTTGGCTGCGTCTGGCATAAGCTCAGGACCGAGCGAAGCGGCCGGTTTTCGCGCAGCGGACGGCGAGGAACACCGCGCCGCGGACGCCGGTCGCGACGTAGTAGCGCGGCTCCCAGCCTCGGCCGGCCAGATCAGCGGCGACGAGCGGGCCGACTTCAAGGGCTTCGACGGTGTAAGTGCGGGAATCGATGGTGGTCTTCATTGGTCGTTGTTGATTACGTGCAGAGAGAAACCTAAGCGGTGGGGATAGTCAAGCGATTTTCGGAAAAAAAGTTGGGGCTGGTTTTTAGCCCGCCCCGGTGGGCATCAGGCGCGGTAGGCGCGGCGCTCATCTCCGCGCATCTGCTGGTGGTCGTCGTAAGCCATCAGCAGCGCGTTGCGTTCAAGGTTTCCGGCGTAGTCGCCGCGGAGGTTCGTGCAGATCGTCGGGCGATAGTTGCCCTTCGCGTTGAGCAGTTCGTCGAAGCTGCGGAAGGCGGAGTGCTTGCGGGTCAGGTTGTCGAGTTCGTTGGTGTTCATCGTCGTTGTTTTGTTGAGGTTGTCGTTGTTGACGTGACCAGAGAAACCTAAGCGCTCGGGAATCTCAAGAACTCTTTTGAGGAAAACCTCGGCCCCGATTCCACGCTAGGTTTTCGCCGGCACGAAGCGGATGATGCCCGCGATGGTCGCCATACAGAGCAGCATCGCGCTTGTATCGAGGCCGTGATTGGGCGCATTGCTCCGCACCTCCCGCCATTCCCAGACGCCGGTGCGCACTTCCACCTTGGCCTCGCCCTTGAGGTGCTCGAGGTAGAGCGGGTTGACGTCGCTCGGCAGTTCCCAGCGCAAGTCGCCCTTGCCTTCGAGCGCGGTCGCGAGCGTGTCCTTGAAGTAGTCGCCGGACCAGTTGTAGAAGTAGACGTCGCCTCCACGGTAGTCGCTCACCTGCGGATCGCTGAACGGGAAGTTGACCATCGTCCCGGTCGCCTCGTCGCGCATCGTCCACGTTCGCCGGCCGTAGCCGCGCATTGAGCGCCATCCGAACTCGGCGCAGTCGCGGTCAACATCCGCCGGCCGGTAGCCGCGGTCCTGCGCGACGCAGGCCGACGAGACCTTGAGGCGCTCCTGGAGCGCGCGCAGCTGGTCCCGCGTGTCGATGCGGCCGAACCATAGCTGGCGGTAGCGCGGGCCCTGCGCCGTGGAGAACGCGCCGACCTCGACCCAGAAGTGGTCCTGCTGGCGGTCGATCGCCATAAAGCGGATCGCCTCGTCGGGGATCGACTCGCCCTGGGCGTAGTCGGCCAGCTTGTAGCCGCTGTCCTTCAGCAGCACGTTCACCGCCTTCTTCTCCACGATCCACGGCAGAGCCTGCCGCTTGGTCCGAAATTCGATCTTCGCCTGCTCGTCTCCCGTGCGGACCAGCTGGTTTTCGGCCTGGAGGAACTCCTCCACAAGAAGCCGCATCGGCCGCGTCACGATTGCTTCGAGCCGGAACGACCGCACCTCCCGCGGCGCCGCAGGATTCAACGGCACGAATCGTCCAGTCTTCGCCCAGCCGGCGCGGGTCGCGTCGCTGTCCGCGGACTCGTGCCCGCACGCGATGCAGCGAAAGCGGCACGTCTCGACCGCGCGCCCCACGTCCCACGTCTCGTCGTCGCGGCGCGCTGCTCGGTCCCAGATCACGCCGCCGCGCTGCTCGTTGTGCAGCACCTCGAACGCGACCGGAAGGATCTTGCGGCAGCCTGGGCACTCGGCGTGCCACT